TGCTGTAACCCCCCGTGGACTTAGTCCATAAAACCAGCTTTCGCTGGCACCCAACGGCGTTTTAGTGATACTGCGCCGTGCAGTGCGTAACGCTCTAGATGGAGCTTATCCTTGGAAAGGACTTCCCGAAAGATCTCTCGATCGGGTTCCCGCCCAAGGACGTCAGGAAGACTAGGGTTTCGCAACCCATCTTGCCGACTAAGGCTCGCAGCTAGCGCAGCGTATCCCTCCAGTTCTCCAGTGCGGAAAACTGGGCTTGGGACCAACGTTCTTACTTCAAATCGTTGGAGCTTCTCAGACCATCTATCGATAGTCTGATATCCCAAATAGGAGATACGACCCAGCCCAGGAGTTGTTTCGGAGATGTAAGGCAAAGGCCCTACAATCGCTTCGATGGTTTTAAACATCAAGCTGGCAGTCTGCCAATATCCTCTTTTGTAGAAGAGATTGGCTGTAGCTGTCCATGAGATCAACTCCTTAGCCTGACGCTTGTTCTCAGGAGGCATAGTCCCGATGTAGGTAGGTGTAACCACCTCACCGGCATATGCATCAACGCCGCAAGACTCTCGAAACCTTCCGGTATAGAAAGTCTTCGCGTTATTTACCTTGCAATTGTATTTTCGCAGGTAATCGAGAACAAAGTCCGCATTCGTGGATGGGCACAGAATATCGTCCCCATACACGTATAAACTACGCGTAACAGAAAATATGTTACGGTAGTTCACAGGAAGGTTCTGCTTCTTCAGAGAGGCTACTACACATATCGTGTAGAAATACATAGCCTCAACTGGGAAACAGAGAGCACTACCCATGGATGCAAATTTGCCGAGAGGGCCGATAATTCGGCCATCAGGCATTTCCGCATGCGTCGACCGACATGCCTCAATGGCTCCGGATAGCTCCGGATTCGCTGAGAACATTCGTAGCGCAAGATCTCGAGGTACTCGATCACTCGCGTCCGAAAGATCAATCGTTGCTAATTGACCTGTCTTAGACGACATAATCGCTAGCCGTTGATTAACTGATTGGTCAGCAAAATTTATGTGACCAGCAGTCAAACGGTAACGCTCCAGGGCTGCATAAAGCAGATCCCGGAGCCCCTGTTGCGCAAATTGCATACAACAGGGCTCAATAGCAATTATTCTGGGACTCTTAAGCGTTTTTGGAACAGGAACAACCCTAACGGGTTGCTCATGTTCTGGCTGAACGAACGAAACTTCCTCGAACTCCTTTTCAAGAGACGCCCCCAAAGGGAGGCCGTTTCCTAAGAAAGGGAAGTAATGTTCGAGACGTTCGTGCCAAAACCGCCATTGCCATTTCTGATTACCAGAAAGGCGCTCGGCAGTTGCTCCAGGTCCGTGCCTTGGAACTCCATCCACAATGTCAATAGACATAGTGAGGGGAGCCCAAAGTACACGAGAAACATCATCAAAATCAACGATGTCCTCATCTTGGAGCTCAAAAGCGCAGAATTCGTGCTCAGTTTCGATGAACTTCTCAAGAGCCGCGGACGTCCTTTCGGGCGTACACGGTATTTCCACCTTTTTGAACGCAAGGCAAATTTGCCTAACGCATTCAACAAGAGTGGGGTAGTCTCGAGAAGAAATGTCAAAATTTGACGACTCATTGAAAATCCTTCCTGTCTCACTGTCGAAAAGAAGACTGGTCATACCGTGCAAAAATGCAGGGATTGACCCACGTTTCCGGAAACTCCGGAAACATGTTGAGTCTATATACCCCAACGCGAGACTTCGTTCGAAGTCTTTGCAAAACTGGGGTAGGGTGATCGTCAAGAACGAAACACCCTCCTTTTCGACGCGTGACTTTATAGTTTTAAGGTCACGTAAATCGGAGACATCAGCGGAACACTTGGCACATGCATCTCTATAGATGCATTGTACCACCTCCAGCAAGTCACTTACGTTGCTTTGCATGTTTCCTCCATACATTTTGGGGGTAAACATCAAGCCACGCCGTTTTCCTGTGCTGATGCCCTTATGGGCACCCGCCAGACAGGTACCCATACACTAAATAGAGTACCAGTGACTTTATTGACCGGGCGAATAGAGGAAAGAAATATCTTCCTCCATCGACCGGAATTTGGTCAGGATACGATCACACGCGTGATCTACCTCCGTCTTTATTTCGGCCCAAGCAATTGGGCCTGATAGAGGCGGATGATACTCATTGTGTATGACGAAGTCTACACGTTCGCGAAGCTCAAGAAGCTCGGTTGAACCGAGGTCTTCTAACAGGATCGCAGCAAGTACGAATTTCAACCGATCAGGATGAATATTCGTCATGCTATGACTCCTGTCCAAAGAGCTTACCGATTGCGGTAGCGTCTAGCCAGGCGTGAAAGCCGGCTAACTGTTGCTGAACCTCGGTCAGCGTAAACCCGAAAGCGGGCCTATCGATGACCTCGTAGTTGGAGAGAACCTCATAGTCATTAACTGACGTCAGAGGGTCTGCTACAACTTTCTTATAGTCGAGTCTGGTCAAAGACCGTATCCGGTCTTTGCCCGTCTTGGTGTGGCTGATGGAAAGCGTATAGCTCCCATCAGCGTTTGAATACACTGCAGACGTCCCAGAACTTGAAATCCTGGGCATCGACTTTGCAACAGAGTTAATGGTAACTATCTGTGGATCGGAAAACATTGTGGTTGACCTCCAAAGGTTAAATTGGATGTTGATCACTAGCAATTGCACTGGATTCCATCCCAGGACAAACGTGAAAACTAGTGACGATAGATTCTCGTAGCTTTTAATATGGGACAAGAGGGTTCACTAACCCCTACAAGTACCCAGGGAACCGGTAGTAGCGCAGTCGCTCTACCGCCGGGAAATTCCCAGAGCTGCAAGAATCGCTAATTGCTTGGGACTTAAATCCTCCCAAGACAGGCCAAACCCGAAAGGACTACCTGCCTCATGGCGCTGTTTTACGTCGATAAGTCGACTATATCGCAGCTCCTTTATACCGCCATTCGCGTTGTCAAACGGCAAAAACTGCCGTAATACTTGACTTCGCACTTGGTGGTGAGTCAGGTAGAGGTACTTACAGGCCATGCCGTCTAGTGCAGCATCCTGAACAGCGGCAACAATGTCGCCAGCAGGAGTGAACCAGTCGGCCAGCCAAGTCCATGGCATAGCTCTGTAAACATTCAGCGGAGTAACTCGAGCGCCGTGCAGCATCAGTTGTTGCCGAATCCCGCCTAAGGCGGAATGGGCATCTGGTAAAGACGGATCGAGGTACGGCTGATAATACCGGAAACGACCTACCCCATGGGCAACGGTCGTCTTCGTCTCTACTATATTATAGTAGGGATTCCAAGTGGGAATGAAACACCCACGAAGCTCAGGATCTGACGCGGGCCGACAAAACGTCCGCTCGCCCCAGCCTAAGTCATTGGTTTCGGTATTGTTTACAAGGAAGACTTTCCTCTTTATCCAATTACCGTTATCCCGCTGTAAACGGCGGATACGGTCGTCAAAATTCACGACATTGTCGATGAATTTCTTCGTATCGGAAATAAAGGGAACCCAACCGAAGTTGTGGTTGAGGAAGTGACCGGCAACGCGTTTCGGTGCTAAAAGCAACGAACCACGCTTTCCCCCAAGGGTTTCATAAATATCTCTGAAACCATTAAGGGAGGTCTTTAGCATATGAGGTACATCTCGTATCTCAGCTATTGCGACTGCCAGGCCACCTTGCTCAAGTTGAGGTTTAGTCCTAGGATAAACCTTGTCTTCCAGCCCCGCTGTACTAGGGACGAGTGGAGAAGATAGGCCAAAATTTAACGAAAGATTCATAAAGTCTTCCGAAAAACCAGGCCAGTTCTCTAACGGATTCGTATAGAATCCGCCTGTATACCGAACCTTCCCCTGACCGACACCAAAATAGGTGAAGTCAGTGGAGGAGGTGTACGTCCCGTTTCCTTGTACGGCAAGATCGCCGAGGGATAACGAAATTTTTCGCATCGGACCGCCAGAGCGCCAAGGTGGACCAGGATGGACTTCGTCCATCATCTGTTCTATCTTGTCGTAACCTACGTCCATACCACGGACTTCCGATAAAGGAACCCACGTGGTAGAACCCGGAAAGGACTGAACTTCGTACTTTCCGATTAAGGCGTTTGAGCCGTTAAAACGGCTCTTGACGATTCGTTGGCGAGATCGTGATCCCCAGTAAGGCATAGATATGCTTTCCTTTCGAAAATTAGTTGTTTGTAGATACAAACATGCTACAGCTACTAAAATGTGGGGTTGGTTAACCCACGAGTGGAGAGTTCCATCGCTGAAACTCCA